AACTCAGGGACAGGCCTAGTTAATCCGGCTCAGTGGTTTAGAGATTGGTTTGGTGGTGGACCGCCCAGCTCTACAGGGATAAATATAAACGAAGATACAGCAGTAAAACTTGTTGCAGTTTTCGCTTGTGTCAGGCTCTTATCGGAAAGTATTGCTATGCTGCCTTTCCCGATGTACAAGTCATTGAAGGTGGGAAAAGAAAAAGCAATTTATCACCCGCTTTATACTATCCTGCATGATATAGCTAACCCTGAATGTACATCATTTCAGTTTAGGCAGATCATGATGGTAAACGCTTTACTCTGTGGAAGTGCTTGTGCTGAGATCCAGAGGGATGAATCCGGTAACGTCATTGCCCTCTGGCCTATCCCGACGAAGTATATCCAGCTAACGAGAAACTCAAATACAAAAGAACTTGTGTATCAAGTAAATAATCCGGATGGAAGCCAATCGAATCTTTACCCAGAACAAGTTTTTTCGTTGCCGGGTATGGGGTTTGACAATGTAAAGACATTCAAACCAATCCAGCTGGCTAGGGAAGCCATCGGGCTAGGTCTTGCCACACAAGAGTTCGGAGCAAGATTCTTTGGGCAGGGCACAACAGCAAGTGGTATCGTGGAATATCCGGGTAAGATGTCAGATAAGGCGTATGACCGCTATACAGAATCGTTTGCAGAAAAATACGAGGGCCTAAAGAATAGCAACAGGTTAGTATTCTTAGAGGAAGGCCTTAAGTTTACACAGTTAACCATTCCGCCGGAAAATGCCCAGTTCTTAGAGACACGTAAGTTTCAAGTAATTGAAATGGCCCGCTTTTTTAATGTCCCACCACACATGATCATGGATTTCGATGGGGCCACGTTCTCTAACATCGAGCAAAAATCTCTTGAATATGTAACATATTCTCTTATGCCTTGGTTCGTGAAGTGGGAACAAGCTGTGTACAAGTGTCTACTAATGCCTTCTGAGCGCAAAAAATTCTTCGCTAAGTTCAGCGTTGATGCTTTACTTCGCGGGGATTTCAGTACGCGAATGAACGGGTACCATATGATGATCCAGGATGGAGTTTGGAACGCAGACGAGATCAGAGAACTGGAGGATATGAATCCACAACCCGATGAACAAGGCCAGATTTACTTATGTAATGGCAATATGATTCCTAAAAACATGGCGGGTAAAATAAAAGGAGGTGGTAACGGTGGTACTAGCAACCCGGCAGGATAAGGAAATCAGAACAATAACAGAGAAGGTGGAACTTCGAGCTGCAGAAGATGGGAAGAAAACAATCGTTGGATATGCGGCAAAGTTTGGGATGAGATCACAAGACCTCGGGGGATTTGTAGAACAAATAGATCCTCATTTCTTTGATAGTATCTTAAATAACGATACCCGAGGGCTCATTAACCATGATCCAAACCTCATCCTCGGTAGGACGGCAAGTGGGACACTTAAACTGTCTGTCGATGAGTTCGGTCTCAGGTATGACATTATCCCGCCTAACACATCGTACGCCAATGATCTTATCGTAAGCATGGAGCGCGGGGATATTAGTCAAAGCTCTTTCGCCTTCCAGGTGGATTACGGAAACGATGGGGATAATTGGGAATACGACGAGGCAAACGACATCTATATCCGGACTTTACTGAAATGCAAATGTCTTTACGATGTTTCTCCAGTAACGTATCCAGCCTATGAGCAGACGGAAAGCATCGTAAGCTCAAGGAGCGTTGACAAAATGAAAAAAATGAGACAACTAAGGACCAGTGGAGCTGATGATCAAGAATGCGTATGTGAAAGTTGTAATCATAGCGACAACTGCCAGTCTACGGGTGCGAAGTGTTGCATTTGTGGTAATTGTAATTTAGTTAGTCAATGTAGCAAGCCGGGAGCCAATGGCTGTAACTGCGGTGATTGTTCTATGGCACAAAATAATTGCTGTGAGACAGGCGCAGATAATTGTTTATGCAGCAAATGCACCAACACGGATTGTTGTAAAGGACACCTAGACGGCGGAATGGTGCCAGGATCAATGCGAACTCTAAGAAACAAGGATTATAAAAAGGCCCTTGAAATCAAGAGGAAACGCCTTGATTTAGCCGAAAAATCCCTTTAAAAGAGACAAAAGTCTATAAAGCAGGGTAAGAACGCATGAGAATGCGTTTTTTATATGTCCAAAATTGAAAGAAGAAAGGTGAGAATAAAAAATATGAACATAATTGAAACCAAACAGAAACGTGCATCCATCGTTACCCAAGCAAGGTCCTTCCTAGACAAAGCTGAAGTTGAGGGCAGAGCATTAACCACCGAGGAAGAAACGTCCTACAACAAGGCAATGGATGATGTTGAAAAGCTCTCTCAGGAAATTGACAGGGAGCAGCGCCAACAAAACCTAGAAAGAGGGATGGGAAAACCCGAAGAAATCCAAGGGACGAACCTAGATGCTGAAGGAAGAGCCAAGGAAGAAAAGGAAAAAGAAATCAGGTCAGCTTTTGCAAAAGGAATGAGATCTGGGAACTTTGGGGAATATCGCGACTTACAAATGACGAACGCAACTCAGGCCGGATATTTGGTAGCCCCCGAACAATTTGTGGCAACTTTGATCAAGGACTTGGACAACTACTTCTTCATCCGTCAATATGCTAAAAAGTTAACCATTTCCGGTACCCAGTCTTTAGGATTTCCAAAACGCACCGCGCGGGCAAGTAAGGCCATTCGTGGGACAGAACTTGCGGCTCCTACGCCGGACACGTCACTAGCATTTGGCAAACGGGAATTCCGACCTAAGTGGATGACCGCCGAAATTCTTGTTTCTAAGCCTTTGCTCCAAAACGCTGCCATAGATCCTGAACAGATTGTGCGTGCCGAGCTTGCCTATGCTTTCGGACAAACGCAAGAAATCGAGTTCATGATCGGGAATGGTGCCGAGGAAGCGCTCGGGATATTCACGCCAAGTGATTTAGGTATCAGTACAGCCAGAGACGTTTCCAACGTTGGCCTAATCCTGAAATTTGATTCTCTGATTGATGCTAAGTTCAGCCTTAAGCAACAATATTGGAATAACCTTAAATGGATTTTCCACCGTGATGCAATGAAGCAGATCGTTAAGATTAAAGATGGTGATGGTCAGTATATTTGGAGACAATCTGTCATCGAAAGCGAACCAGATCGGCTCCTTGGTTTACCATTCCTGATGTCTGAATATGCGCCAAACATCTTCGAATCTGGTAACTACGTTGGAATCCTTGGTGACCTGTCTCAGTATTGGATCGCTGACTCCCTGAACATGGAGATCCAAGCTCTGTTTGAACTCTATGCCCGCACCAATCAGGTTGACTTCATAGCCCGAGCCGCTAATGATGGAATGCCGGTACTAGAAGAAGCATTTGCTCGAATTGCATTACTGTAAGGAAGGGGAAACCCTTCCCCTTATTTATAAAAAGAAAGTGAGGACTTAAAAAAATGAATTTAAGCAAAGATGTTAAAATTTCTCAGGTCCTTGGATATTCAGCAGCCGGAGTTGTAGCAAAAACGAGTGCAGTAATTGATATGCAGGGATTTGCCGGAGCGGTTTTTGTCGCAACCCTAGGAGTTGTAACACTGGGATCGGCTATCGCACTCAAGGCCCAGGAAGATATCGTTTCATCCATGGCTAACGTCAAAGATCTTTCCGGGGCAGCTGCGGCATTTATAGCTGGCGCTTCTGATTCAAATAAATGCCTCATTGTTGATGTATACAGACCAAAAGAAAGATTTCTCCGTGCGGTACTCACCCCGGCGACTCAAAACGCAGAGATACTTTCAATTGTTGCGATCCAGTATCAGGCTGGTTGCAAGCCAACTCAAATTGACCCTACCGTAGCAGCTACGGCGTTGGCCGTAAGTCCGAACGAAATATAAGAAAAAGGGGCTTTTAGCCCCTTAATTTGGAGGGATAAGACATGCCTGATAATAGAAATTGTAAAAACTATGAGACCGATGGCGGAGATACCTGGGAAGTTGGCGGAGCTCTGGATATTCAAGCGGGCGGTGCGATCACTGCCAATGGCGTTCAGGCCAACGCCGTCACAAAGCCTGTCGCAGGAACAACCGCTGACGCTGAGAGCAGGACGGCTATTAATGCTATCATTGATGCACTAAAAGCAGTCGGGATAACAAAATAAAGGTCGGTGAGCTACCATGTCACTAACCCTTAACATCAAAACTCCTGCAGTTGAGCCAATGACCTTAACAGAGGCGAAGAACTTTTTGAGGGTAGATCTTGACGATGACGATATTTACATTGGTTCCTTGATTACTTCTGCCAGGGAATATTGCGAATCCGTGACCATGAGGGCGCTTGGGACTCAAAAGTTTGAACTTGTTCTAGATGATTTCCCCTCTATTAAGGATTTTATTGAAATCCCAAGAGCTCCTTTACAAAAAGTTGATACGGCACAATACAGGAATTCCTTCGGAGAGGTACAGGATATTGATCCTGCAACTATCCTATTTGATTATGACAGTGAACCAGGACGAATAGTTTTAGCTTATAATCGGTTCTGGCCTATCTTCATTCCCTATCCTGCTGGTGCGGTGATAATCAATTACACGGCCGGTTATACTGCCCTAAACCCTATGCCCATCGGAATCAAGCAAGCAATGTTTTTACTTATTGGCCAGTGGTACACAAACCGTGAGCCGATGGTAGACAGAAGATTGACGGAACTAAAGTATTCCGTAGATTCATTGCTCGCACCGTACCGGGTAATTACTTTAAGGTGGTGAGTGACGTGAACCTTGGAAGCCTGAACAAGCGAATAACTATACTCACAACGACTGAAGGAACAAACGAAGCAGGAGACACAATTCTAGTCCCTGCTACTTTCAAAACAGTGTGGGCGAGCGTATCCCCAACCACAGGTAGAGACTATGTCGAAGCCAAGAAATTCCAAGCCGAGTTAACTTATAAATTCACCATTCGCTATCTAGCTGGAGTTACACCAGACATGACGATCCAATTCAAGACCCGAATATTCCTCATCCAAGACATCATTAATCCTTTCGAGCATAATGAGTTGCTTGAGATTATGGCAATCGAGAGGGTGGTTAAGAATGGCTGATGATTTCGAAGTGAAGTTTGAGGGAATTAACGATTTTAAAGCAAAACTTGAAGAAGTTAGAGCCAGATACCCATTTAAAGAAGAAGAAATTCTTCTCAAATTGGGCGGAATGTTAAAGGCTAGCGCTAAGGATAAGACGCCTTTGGGTGGGGACAAAAAACATTTAAGAGACCAATATAAACTATCCAAGGTGAATTATGAAAAAGATGGAAGCAACATAACCATGACGAACAAAAGCCATCTCTTTCATCTAATCGAAAATGGGCACCAGCAGGTAGTGGGAGGGAAGTTGGCCAAAGGCGGGAAGGTGGTTAAATTTGTACCCGGGAAACACATGGTAGAGACAGCAATGATCGAATTGGATCAGGTATTACCAACAGTAGTGGATGCATGGCTGGACGGTATCTTGGGTGGTGCAAAATGATCACATTAGTAAGTGTTAAGAAGGCTGTCAATGATGCGTTAGTTCCCATTGGCCTAAAGACGTATGGGAATGAAATTAAGGAAGGCTTCTCAAGGCCTTGTTTTTTTGTGAACTTAATTCCTGTTACCAGCGAAACCTTCAAGAAAGTTACAAGTGAAAACTCTTTGATGGTTGAAATCGTATACTTTTCAGCAAATAAAACAGACCTAGAAAATCTACAAATGTATGACACTCTGAAAGGGATACTAACTCCAATTCTGACCATAGGGACTAGAAAGCTTTTGGCGAGAAATTTCCGGGCGCAAGTCGTTGACGAGAATGATCACATATATTCCGTTAAATTGGACTTGAACTTTTATGATGAAATCGTGGATACCACACCAGTAGCAGACCCAATGGGAACAATAAGTTTAAATATAGGAGGTCAATAGCATGGGATTACCGAACATCGAAGTTATCTTTAAAGCACTGGCCGTAAGCGCGATCGCAAGGGGTTCCAGAGGCGTCGTTGCTATCGTCCTAAAGGATGCGCTCCACAATGGAGCCAACGTTTACACAGACCCAACAGCAATTCCCCAGGACTATTCAGCTTATAATCTTAATCAAATCAATCTGGCATTTCAGGGCGGAGCGCAAGCCCCTAATAGTCTGATCGTATATGTCGAACCCATTGCTTCGGCTGATTACACGGCAGCCATGACCTATTTGGAAACAGTCAAATGGGATTATGGGTGCGTGCCTGAGATCAGTTCGCCAGATGCTTTGCTATTTGCAACATGGATCAAAGCGGCTAGAGATTCTAAGGACCTCCGATCAAAGATGGTCCTGCCAAACACAGCAGGCGACCACGAAGGAGTCATCAACTTTGCCACAGATGGGATTGTCTTGGCATCGGGAACGATAACAGCCACAGATTACTGCAGCCGAATTGCAGGGATTTTAGCAGGAAATCCGTTGACCATGAGCGCAACATACCAAGTTTTATCCGAGGTCTTAGATGTCCCTCATTCGACTAATGCTCAATTTGACACGTTAATTGACGCAGGGAAACTTGTGCTGATGAATGATGGAGAAAAGGTTAAGATCGCGCGTGCGGTAAACAGCCTAGTTACCCTTGTTCCGGGGAAAAGCGCTGACTTTAAGAAGATCAAAATTGTGGACATTATGGATTTAGTCAACAATGACATCAAAAAGACTTACGACGATAATTATGTCGGTAAGGTGCCGAATGACTACGACCATAAGTGCTTGCTCATAACAGCCATTAATGCTTATCTAGAAGGTTTGGAAAATCAAATGCTTTTAGACAAAGGAGTAAACAACGTTGGGATAGACGTGACAGCCCAAACGTTATACATCCAGGGTATCGGTACGGATACAAGCACGATGACTGCATTAGAAATTAAGTCGGCAAACACAGGATCCTCCGTGCTTCTAACCGGCACAGCAAAACCCCTGGACGCTATGGAGGACTTAACACTAAATTTATTTTTGTAGGAGGTATTAACCATGGATAGCTATAATGCAAGCCAGGTACTAAACGGTACATGGGGAGAAATGTGGTTAAACGGCGACCTGATGGCGGAAACAATTGCGCTCCAGGCGAAAGTCACGTTGACGAAAACAGCAGTAAATATGTGTGGAACGCTTGTGCCAGGACAGAAGGTTACCGGGATGGACCTCAAAGGGACCATGAAAATAAACAAGGTGACGTCTTACATGATTAGAGCTAACAGTGCCAACATTAAAGCTGGTAAAGCGTCAGAGTATACCATCATATCTAACTTGGCTGATCCGCAAAGCATGGGGGCAGAAAGAATAGTGCTAAAAGGCGTTATGATTGACGAATTAACGCTGGTAGATTGGGAAGGAAAGAAAAATTTAGAGGAATCAATTCCTTTCACTTTCCAAGACTGGGAATTGCTAGATTTGATCTAGTGGGTCCTTTCTCTTTTCGAGGAGGTAACTCTGTGTTGCGTTTAATTAGCTTGATTGCAATATGTTTTCTCGTAGATCACATAATTGAAAAGAATAAAAAACAGGGGGAATTATCAATGAACTTAGTCGATAAATTGTTAAAAATGGATGCCGGTAAAATAGAAGTCCCGTCTAAGGTTATCACCGTCAAATCCCGTAAAACGAACCAAACACTCGAATTCCCATGCAAGGCGGTTGACAGCGAAAAGTACGCCGAAATCCAAGAAGGGGCATTAGAAATCCGTAAAGGTGACGTTAAAAAGATCAATATGTACTCGATGAAAACCCTGATCATCATCGAAGGTTGCCCTGAAGTATTCAAGAGCAAAGAAGTAATGGAACATTTCGGGACCCCGACACCGAAGGAACTTATCAAAAAGCTCTTGCTTAGCGGCGAAATCGACGACCTTTATAACGCGATCAACGAATTATCGGGTTATGAAAAAGATGACGAGGACGAGGATACAATAAAAAACTAATCCACGAAGATAGGAACGTTCAAACGGCCTATCTTCTTTTTAAGTACAAAAACATGAGTCCTAAAGAATTCTACGACAAAGGGCCTGGTGAGAAGAAGATTCTCCAGGCCTTTATTTATTACGAAATAAAAGAAAGAAACGAAGAAAATTCACAGGATGGGGGTGATTAAAATAGCACACGTAATTGATGCGGTAATTACGTTGCGCGACCAGCTTAGCGCAACATTAAAGAATGTCAACGGAAACCTTTCGCAGTTTCAACGGCAGGCAACATATGCGGGGAAAAACATGATATCGGTTGGTAAGGACCTAGAAAAGGTAGGGGGAAATCTTACCAAGACAATTACGCTGCCCATAGTAGGTTTAGGGGTTGCGGCAGTGGCGGCGGCAGCAACATTTACACATCAAATGGCCGATATAAGAAAAGAAGTTGTGGCGACTGCGGGATCTACTTCAAAAGCAAATTCCATAATGACCCAGATGTCAAAATCCTCACTGCAATGGAGCGAGGACTTTGGACAATCTACGGATAGTATAAATGCAGGGTTATTAACACTTGTTAAAGATGGTTATAGTGGTAGCGTAGCAATGAACGTAATGCAAACATCACTAAATACAGCAAGAGGTAGTAATGAAGACTTAATAACAACTGTTAACACACTTGGTACATCCCTAGAAGCTTACGGATTAAAAACTAATAATGCGACCAAAACCACACAGAATATGACGCACATGGCTGATACCTTTGCTTATATTGCGAACCATACAAAAGCAAGCATAAGCTCACTTGGGGAAGCTTTTAGTATAGTTGGCCCAACCGCAAGTGCTTTAAAACAACCCATGGAACAAACAGCCGCAGCAATAGGCATATTGCAATCCAATGGTATTGACGCTTCAACTGCGGCGACATCCTTAAAAGCAGGATTAGTAAATCTTACAAAACCAACAAAAAAAATGTCAGCCGCAATGAAGGAAATGGGATTGAACGCATTTGATAGCAAAGGCAACATGAAAGATTTGCCAAATTTACTTAATAATATACAAAAGGGTACGACGGGATGGACAAACCAACAGAAACAAGCTGCGGTAGCGACCATATTTGGAAAAGAATCTTTAGCAAGTTGGAATGTTCTCTTAACTAAGGGCGGTGGCAACTTAAGCGCGCTCTCAAAAAGCGCAACCGGCGCGACAGGGGAAACTCAGAAACTGTCCGACAGTATGAAAAACACATCCGTAAATCAATTTAGTAAACTAAAAGAATCAGTCCACGCGCTCGGTGTTGTGTTTGGGGAAGATATATTGCCCTTATTAACACCAATAGTCAACAAACTAACAGATATGGCTAAAAGTTTTAGCAATTTAGATGATAATACAAAGAAATCAATCATAAAATTTGCTTTGATTGCGGCAGCAGTAGGACCTCCTATTTTGATAATTGGAAAATTATCGCACGGCATAGGAGAAACGGTCGACGGTTTTACTAAACTATCAAAGTCGATCTCCAAGGCTGGCGGCATCCTGAAATACCTTGCGACACCTGGCGGGATAGTTATAGTAGTCATAATGGCCATAGCTGTAGCCGCATTCCTTTTGATCAAATACTGGGGCCCCATAAGCACCTTCTTTAAAAAAATATGGAATGACATTCTTGCCATAACTCAAAAGGTATGGGCAGTTATTGGTCCTACAATAATGGGAGCTGTAAATAAAATAACAGCTTTCTGGAAGGCAATCTGGCCAGAGTTAAAAACGGTACTAGAATTCGTATTTAAGGTCCTAGTCGTAAGCGTTGGGGGATATTTAATGGTGATGTATGTCACTATTAAAGCCGCATTAGGGTTTATCCAAGGCATTTGGAAAGATGTTTGGAACGTAATTAAAGATTACATCAAATTAGTTTGGGATATCATTTCGGGTGTAATCAAATATTATTGGGACTTGATTAGTGGGTTAATTCAAATCGGGCTTGATATCCTAACTGGCCATTGGGGACAAGCATGGACACACATAAAAGAGTTGGTCGTAACTCTCTGGCATGACATCGGGAGCTTGTTTGGTAACATCGCAACGGACGCGCTAAAGTGGGGATCAGACTTTATTAAAGGATTAATAGATGGTATCAAGGGAGCAATAGGGGGAGTAATTGACGCAGCAACAAATGTTGTTAATACTATAAAAGGTATTTTTAATGTAAAAGTGCCTGTAGCGGTAACTACTACTCAAACCATGCTTAGTTCTCATGCTACTCCGGCCCATCATGCTCTCGGCACAAGCTACTATGGCGGGGGTGAAACTTGGGTAGGAGAGAATGGACCTGAGATAGTTACATTACCTAAAGGATCTCAGGTCAAGGATCATCAATCCTCTGTTAATTCTAGTGGAAAAAATATCTCTATAGCAAAGCTTGCGGATATGATCATAGTCAGAGAAGAGGCAGACATAGAAAAGATTGCAAATATGCTCGTGCTAAAACTCAATATAACGGCAGCGAATATGGCCTAAAGGAGGTACAGCGATGGAGTTTTGGCTAATACAAGGCACTGAAAAATTGCAACTTCCTGTGCCTCCTGCGAATTATGCTATAAAGCGAGCACAAAATAACAGTGTTGTCGTTGTTGAAGGCATCGGAGAAGTAAGCTTTATCGGAAAACCCAAGCTGGCGGAGATACCGCCGATAGTATCTTTTTTCCCTAACCAAGTCTACAGTTTTTGCCAATATAGCACGTTTCCTACTCCTAAAGAGTGCACAGACCTGATTGAAAAATGGATGTTGAGTGGAAAACCCATTCGTTATATCGTGACCGGTGCTGTAAATGTGGAATGTACTATAGAAGATTTTGAGTATGGAGAACAAGACGGAACAGGAGATGTGTATTTTACCTTAACATTAAAGGAGTACAAAGTAATAAGTACGACTGTAGCCGTCATAACAACGGTAGCTGCAGTCCCAGCAACTCCGACAACGCCAGCGACACCCGCCAAGGTTGTTCCAGTAGTGGCGGTAGTCGCAAGGCCAGTAGCGAAAGTTATTCCACTCAAATACACAGTTAAAAAAGGTGATACACTCTGGGCTATTGCTAAGAGACAATATGGAGATGGCTCTAAGTCTACGGTAATAGCAACTAAGAACGGCCTCAAGAATCCGAACTTAATCAAAGTCGGTCAGGTGTTGCTACTATGATAAAGCTGTACAGCTTAAACAACGGGGTTGTAACGGATATAACCAACGCCATCAAGAGCATAAGCAGCACAGGGGATAAGGCACAGGCAGCACGTAAATTAGATATAACGCTAGTCTACTCTACTTGGGACAAGAACCAACCTAGAATAAACATTGAAGCCGGTACAAAGGTTTGGTTATTGCTTGATGGCAAGGAGATATTTAGAGGTGTAGCTTGGGACAGGGATATTGATTCGTCATCCGAAGGACTGCCGGTTGTTGTTTACGACTATCTAATCTACCTAACTAAGTCTAAGGTAACCTATAATTTTAGCAACATAACTGCGGAGGATGCCACTAAGAAAATATGTTCAGACCTTGGAATAAGTGCGGGAAGCTTAGCGAACACGGGTATTAAGCTAAATCGGCTAATAGCTCAAAAGTCGGGCTATGATGCCATTATGGAGATGTACACTCAGGCATCTAAAACAAACGGTAAAAAATATATCCCAGTAATGGACGGAATCAAGTTGTGTGTAATCGAAAAGGGAAAAACGGTTGCAAACTACACTCTAAGATCACAGTCAGACAACATGAGTAGCAATGTGATAAGCACAAGTTACCACGACACTATGGATGGCATGATTAACAAGGTAAAAATTTATGACGGTGAAAATAAATACATCAAAGAGGTAAGCAATAATACAGGGATTGCTCAGTACGGATTACTCCAAGACAACTACACCATGGAGGCAGACAAGAATAGCGAAGTTGTCGCTAAAGGTATGTTGACTGGCGTACAGCAAGATGTGACTATTCAGGCATTAGGCAATTGGGATTGTCGAACTGGTTATGCAGTGAATACAGAAATATCCTATATTAGCCCTTTGCTAAAAGCGGTTATGTATATTGATGGAGATACTCATACATGGTTACCCGGCACAGGTGAACACACAATGAGTTTGATTCTGAGTTTTGGAAACATCATGGACAGCAAGGAGTGATGCTATGAAAAACCCATATTCTGAAATCATTAATCACATGAGAATGCAGGGCGGGAAGAATAACACCCCTTATGTTCAAGTTGGCGTAGTTGTAGCCTCCAACCCATTAACAGTCAAACTAGGTGACTTGCAAATTGACAAGAAAAACCTTCTAGTTGCCGATTATCTATTGCCTAACTATGCACGAAAGATCTCCATACCGACAACCACGGCCGTCGGAAACACGACAACGGAAAGCAACAAACAGGTGAGCGAGGGTGGGCGAAGCAACGGAGGC